AGCAGAAACCGCCAGTGTCCGTAGTATCTTCCATTTCAGGAAGGTCATTTACAGCATAACGAATCTTTAGCCAGCCAGTGGAATTAGGATTCTGCGTCTCGTAATAGCAACGAACAGCAGTGATTGGAGAGCCATCGCCTGCACAACCATTCTCAAAGTCATTGCAATCATAAGCATAAACCTGCGGCAGCCAACCGTTATTGACGGTCTTTACCTGATACCAGCCAGGCATGTCGATTGCCAGATAAGTGATTGGAGAGCCATCACCAGCAAAATCGTCAGAAGAGCCGCCAGTATCACGTCGATCAATCATTTCAGGTAGCCAACCCTGATTCTGTGTATAAGCACGATAACGTAGAGAAGGAATATCAGAAGATGGAGTTGGTGTATATTCAGGCTCAGAAGTATTATTCTCTACTGGAGCAGGCGCAGCTTCTGTGCCATTGCACATAGCATCATACCATTCTTGTGCGCGCTGAATGTATTGTTCCTTTTGGGAACCATACAGCTCACCAGGACAATTACCAACAATTGTCGTGCGACCGTGTTGACGGATTAGAATAAAGCCAGTATCTACCGTTACACAAGAGACTTCTTTATCATAGGTTCGTTTTGCTCCGCTATTAGAAACAGTGCGATATTGTTTCTTGAAGTGGAGTCGCTTACCATCCTCTTGAAGCTTTGTTCCAACACCGCTGAGAGCAGCCACCATTTGAACCACGTCAATATTCTCTTTTAGAGAGGAAGAATAATCGTTTCCAGCACGACAACCGTCCCAGTCGAGAATTCGATCCAAGAATAATTCGCGTTGATGCTTGTTCATGCCAAGGCCAAATTCAATAGTGAAATGCTTATTATCTAAATATTGTTCAACAAAATCATAGAGAGACTTATTGACAATAACATCATGAGTGCCATCTTTCTTTAGATTATAAGAATACTCAAATCCAGTATCATCTAGTAAGTCAAAAAGGCGATCAAGCTTACGTTGTTTTGCAAAATGGAAACGCACATTCTCTATGGCGTTGTCGCGACGAGAATCGCGAGAATAATGGCCATCAGCCTGAACGGCAACAATTAGTTCTAGTTCAGAATCAGTAATATCTAAACCATCGCCATACATAAAACCTGCATTTGGAATCCAGTATGTGGATGTAGCATTTTTAGAAGTGCAACCGCAAATTTCTTTCCATTGCTTTACGACTTCGGTATCGTTATATGCCTTAGCAAGAATACGATGGTCAGAAGTAGCCTCCAAATCTCGGCTCATCCAACAATGTGTTTTATAAACAGGGACTACTCGTTTTACTGGGCACCACACAATAGACAGGTCATCCATTACCGCACTTGCTACTTCTTCACCAACTTCAATATCTTTCAGAAGTTTCCAGCCATTTTTTGTTAGGAGTTCAGTCGTTTTGATCGGAAGACACGCCGTTGAAGACCAATGACGATGTGGCATAACATTTACATCCCATTCGGGGCGGCCAAGGCCATAAGCCTTGCAAAGAGCCGCAGTTAGGTGGGCGCCAGATTCAAGGGCGGCTTCGTATACTGTCCATGGATTTGAATTGTCATTTGCATGCTCAATAGAAATAGAGCAGTCATTACCACCAGAACCCCAGCCAAGGCCATCGCCACAAGCCCAAGCACGGTCGCCATCATCTACGTGCTGAACAATATAACCATTTCGGTCGATGGAATAATGAGCAGAAGTGCCAGCGTTACGCCAAACACGATTGCAATCATCAGCATCTAGGTCACCCGCCATGTGATGAATGGTGATATATTTGATGCCCCAAGGACGACCAGAAGTGTAGTTACAACCTAGATATTTATATTCATCAGGTTCGATATTTTCCCAATCAGCCATTATTTATTCTCCTTTAGGCTCGGTATAAGATAGGGCCTTCTCACTATCGCTAACACCCGCAGTGGTAGGGTCAACGACAATGCCAAAGCCAACGAGTAAGTTGATGATTAGACCCACTAGATTGATGATTGTGTCTTGACTAATGGAAGGCACAACGCCAAAAAGGCCTAACATCTGATAAGCAAAAGCTACAATAGCAAGAATAATCGTAGTAAGAGTAGCCTTGTTTTGTAGGCGTAATTTCCAATTGATATTCATTATTTATTATCTTCTTTCTTATTTAGAAGTTGTGGCGATAACGCCTTCTTCGATAAGCTCTTGAGTTAGACGCTCGCTCTGTTCATCAGACAGCTTTGGATAAGAAGCGATTACTTCATAAGCATCCTCGCCACGAGAAATGCGAATCTTAACCGCACGTTTTACAACACGATAAACATTTTCAGTTACAGCCATTATTCAGCCTCACTTCCTGCCACAACATCGGCAATAGTAATATATAGGTCATCAATAGATTCAGTGTTGGATTGAAGTTGGTCTGGACCATTATCCATAAAGTCTTGCTGCTTTTCTATCTTTGCTTTTTGCTCAGCACGTTCTTTTAGCTCATCTTCAGTATAAAGAACATAGCGCTGAATATCTTCATACTCGTCATAAGCCTCTACAGCGTCTTTATGCTCTTGGTCAACAACCTCACGCAAGTCAGCACCGCGATAAGTTTTGCCTTCGCCTTGGTCAACATAGCCGAAGACACCTTGCTGGTCATCGATTACTTGAACGTGTGGATCTTCATTGCTAGTGATTTCCATAGAAGTATCATCTTGGAAATACCAAGTGCGAACCTCATAATGATATTTACGCTCTAGTTCTGGTTCTGCTTCATGATGACACTTGAAAATTTTGTCATAAGTTAGCTTGCCTTTTTCAAGGTCTGCTTGCTCTTTTGTGATTTCTTTATCATTCTCGTCAAGAATGCGTAAATCTTCACCCATTATTTTTCTCCTTTTATCTCTTTGTTTATACAAGCATTGACATTTTTATATTAGGTGTAATTTTTGTAATCTTGCCATTGCTATCTTTCGTATATGTATAAGCGCCCTTACCACTATCATCTCTAATATTTACTGAAATGTTGGGCGTGATTTTTGTGATTTTGCCACTAGAGTCTTTTGTATATGTATAAGCTGCTTTTCCACCAGTTTCGACATAAATAGAGCCAGGCACTTCTATTTTACGAGTAGTAATAGTAAATTCTTTCCAATCGCTATAAGCACTATTATCAGCGTTGGCATAACGAATACGACCTTTTAAAAGAGTGGTGCTTGTAGAATTCTTGGTCATCCCATTATATATGTTATTTAAGTTTAAGAAATCTGGACTATTTAAGTCGTCAATTTTTGATTCATACTTTGCAATATTGCTTGAACCAGTATCAGCTGTAAACGGCATGTCTGTATAATAACCGTAGCTATCACCAAGTTGAATTTGCGGAGTGCCAGGCCAAGCGATATCGCTTATATCACATTTTACACTGATAGAAAATACAGTTGAGCTTCCATAAAAATAAAACATTCCATCCGTGGCAGAAGTAATAGCGGCTGGTTTAGTATATACAAAATTAGGGGTATCAACTCCGGCACTCATGCCGCCAGAGCCATAAGCATAAATTCTAAAACAATAACGTTTATTTGCCGCACCAGTATACGTAAAACTTCTTTGAGAAGCATTAGTGTTTTGATTGATTGTTCCAGATTGAATGACACCGTTGTCTTCACCTTTATCAATATAAAAACCAGTTAGTGGTTTAGATGAAGAGCTACCAACATGGCTCCAACTAATAACGACATTAGTATCACCAGATAATTTGCATGATGGATTTGTTGGTGCCGGTGGAGCAGATTCCGCCTTACCAATACCATTAGAACCAGATAGGGTCAATGTGCCACTATACATATGGCCGTCAGCGTCATAAGGGCCATCGCACCATCCATGAACTGAAAAGGATGCTTCACCATTAGAATCATAATTTATAGTGAAAGTCCTTGACACTGCATAAGAAGTGCCATAATTTAGTTGTGTATAAGTAGAACCATTAGTGGTTCCTCCTGGAGTTTCAATATGAACATCCCAACCACGAGTGTTCCAAACACTTTTACCAGTGGAACTAGTATAATTCATGTCGCAATAAGCAGTGAGAGTAGCCGTTCTAGTAGAAGTATTTTTACTATCTAGTTTTACCCATGTGCAAGCATGAACTGTGCCGCCCCATTGATCGGTTTCATAACCCGTAGAAACCCAGCCAGAGCTCCAAATTTCTGTGCTCAATTATATATTTCACCTCCAAGAGGAAATAGAAGTTATCATTATTTTTTGTCGATATAAAACAAAAATGGGCAGATAAGTTTTATACCTATCTGCCCAAAAAATTTTATTTATAAGAGCTAATGACTAATTGCACTTCTGCCGCTTTTTTGATTATTTTTTTATGTTCATAATCATATATCTCTTGCATTCCTTGTGGAATTTCGATTCCTTGATTCTTTTTATCTTGAATCAAGCGAGTAATTTGGTCATGGAGCCGATTCATATGATTTATTTCTTCTTTAGATATGGAAATATAAGTTTCTGCTAACTGTCTATCATCAGTAGAACACTCAATTGCTAATTCTGCATAGCTTTCAGCATCATCTAGCTCTTCATAGATATGATCGACTAATTCTCCAATGCTTTTCATTTTATGCCACCTTGATAACGATTATATTAGCAACACGAACACTTGTATCATAGTTAGCTTTCACATTTATGATAACCTGTGGAGCATTGCATGGAACGGTAACGACCGCATGGAATGCTTGAGATGTATAATTCCCAATAGTCGTAGCGGTGTCTACTGCATGTGCTCCTGGAATTGGATTGCCGCCACGATACATTTGCGTTTCTATTGGTCCAGTAGCAGTAGCAGTAAATGTAAAATTACATAGAATTTCATATACGCCAGGCTTATTGATGGTAATATTCTTTCCATCACATGAAATACATCCAGTAGAAACAGTGATATTAGGAACAGGAATGGCTTCTCCTGCGGCG